TCCGTCTTTTAGGATTCTCATTAGACGAGATAGGCAAGAAGTTCGGAGGTAAACATCACGCTACAATCATTCACGGACTACGGCAACACGAAGACTTACATCGGTTTGGATACGAAGACTACAAGATAGCTACTAAGCAAATAGATGACGTCTTACACGGTGCTACGCTTCCTTACTACGATGACGCACCTGATTTACAAAAAGACGTTCTAAAGGCAAAGACTTACACCCAGTTCAAAAAGATTCAAAGACATATAAAATTAGGTAAATACGAAAAAAGTTTATAGCTGATACAACCTTTTTGAAAGTTATACGTTATATTTGTGAACGGTTCGGTCTCACACCATAGAACCAAAAGGAATTATTGAAGCCTTATAATGAAATCGAAGTGAGACCCGATGGATTTATGAGGCTTTTTTATTTACTAAAAATTCATATTATGGATTATATTTATTTTAAATGCCAATTTAATGACAAAGACGAAATGATTGTTTCTAAAGGCGATTTCATATGCTTTGAAATTATAGAAGGTGAAGAATCAAAAACGGTTTGCATTGACATTAAACAAGCGTACACCTTAATCAAAACTTTAGAAAATTTTAGCAATGAGTAAGGAGCTTCCATTTTTTAAGTTTAACGCTACCGAATGGATAACTGGTAATATCAGTTACGAATCATTCGAGCTACAAGGCGCATTTATTAGCGTATGCGCAGAGTATTGGAATAGGAATAATAACCTAACAATAGACGAGGCAAAGCTACGCTTAAGGCACGCTACAATAGTTGATTTATTGATTGAAAAAAATTATTTAAAGACTAAAAAAAATAAAATTGTAATTACGTTTTTAGATAAGGAACGTGAAGAGATTGAATCTAAACGATTGAAACTCAGTGAATCAGGTCGCAAGGGTGGCTTAAGCAGGGCTAAAGCATCGCTAAAGCAAGGCTCAAGCATTAAAGAAGTAGATAAAGATAAAGAATATAATATAGCTGAACGCAAACAAAAGTTTGCTTCTAATTTAGCTTCTTTTGTAGATATCTACGGCAAGCAAATGATTAGAGATTTTTATGATTATTGGACTGAACACGGAGAAAGAGATAAAAAAATGCGTTACGAAAAGGAAACAAGTTTTAACTTAGATGCCCGTTTGAATCGTTGGAATAAGAACGTTCAGGAACGTAACAAACCGAAGTTTAACGCACCTACAACAATTATTGACTAATGTACAAAAGACTTACACACCTTAATGCCGAAATGTTTGCCGTACGTCAACAGGTAGATGTTAAAGGTAAATCAATCGGATGGGATTGGGATATGCTTCCGTTTACAATCAAAGAAGGAGCTACAACTTACATAGGCGCTGCGCCTGCCTCAGGAAAGACGGAGTTATGGTTTGAGTTTCTTATAAACCTATCCTGTTTGCACGGTTGGAATCACGTTGTATTTTCACCTGAGACTGGAAGTAGTGCCGAGATATTTTCGGAGCTTTGCTACAAGTACATAGGAAAGCCATACGTTCAAGGTAAAAACTCAATGACCAATGGAGAGCAAGTAAGCGCAGAGATGTTTATAAACGAGCATTTCATTGTTATAGACCCAATTGATGAGGATTTGACTATAACTAAATTCTACCAACTTGTAGATGAGATTGAACTTAAGGAAGGTATTAAAATCCATACCACTACGATTGACCCGTGGAACGAGTTAACCGAGGAGTTTATAGCCTCAGATTTAGGACGTGAGGATAAATACTTGAGTAGGATTCTTGGTGTTGTGCGTAAGAACGCAAGAAAAACAGGTAGACATAACTGCGTTATCAATCACGTTAGAGACCAACCTATGGTAAGCGCTAAAACAATAGCAGGAACTGACATAAGTTATTTTCCTATGCCGAGCGCACGAGATTTTGCAGGCGGTCAGGTATGGTTTAGAAAGGGTTTAAGCGTGTTAATTCCGTGGAGACCACCCTACGGACTCGGTGATGCAGATGGTGTAGGAGCAGAGAAAAACGAAGTGCATTTAAAGGTAGCCAAAAGCAAGCCAAAAGGTGTATCAAAAAACGGAGTTTACAAAATGTTCTTGGACATTGAACGTTACCAGTATTATATGCTTGACTTCAAAGGTAACCGAGTGTATGCAAACCGAGGCACTACTTACAAGAAGGAATCACAACGTAAAATTGAGATACCAAAAGACGGACAAATAGAAAGTACATCGGATAAACTCCGTAGATTAGCAAACCAAAACCCTTTTTAAAATGAAGACAGTTAACTCATTAAGCGGAGGTAAAACTTCAAGCTACATAGCTGCAAACTATCCTGCTGACTACAACTTGTTTTCATTAGTTAGAACGGATGACGTTCAAGTTTTATTTCCTGATGCAAAGATTCGTCAAATTGTAAGCGATAGAATCGGACACGAGTTTATCGGTACACTTGAAGAAGATACAATCATTTACACTATGCTTGACCTTGAGCAGTATATTGGACAAGAGATTATTTGGTTAAGTGATAGAACATTTGACGAGGTAATAGCATCTTACAAAATGGCTAACGGCACAAATTACCTACCTAATCAAATGACAAGGTTTTGCACGACGGATATGAAAGTAAAACCTATTGCTCAATGGTGCTACGAAAACACGGAGTTGCCAGTGGAAATGAGAATCGGATTCAGAGCCAACGAAATGAGCCGAGCTAAAACAATGATTGAAAGGGCAGTTGATGGAGTAGAAAACTTTAAATTTAAAGTAGGTCAGAAAAACGGACGTAATAAATGGAAAGAACTGCCGTATAGAATGACACGCTTTCCGCTAATTGAAGACGGAATATTTAAAGATACGGTTGAGAACTACTGGCAAGATAAACCTGTGCGCTTTGCGTACAAGAACAATTGTGTTGGATGTTTTCATCGCTCCGAGATATTTTTAAAGCATATGAGCCAAAGAGATGAGAAGCAATTTGATTGGTTTGTGCGTATGGAACAAAAAAACGGATGCACTTTTAAAAGCGGAGTAACTTACGAAAAGATTAAAAACCATAAATTGCAGTTGGATTTATTTGACGATGACTTCAACGATTGCGATTCAGGATATTGTGGACTATAAAAAAAGAAATATGGACTTATCACTTAAAATATTATGGGCTAAAACAACCGTATGGACGGTTAAAGAACGAATCAAGAACGTTAGAGAGAAACTTGAAAAAGACAAGCCTGAAGCCAAAGACTACATCAACGGAGGAAAGGAAAGCGAGGAGTATCTGCTTGAGACTATTCAGGTAATAAACCTACTTGAAGACGAAATAACATCTCTAAACCGAGAAATGAATCAACTGGCAAGACGAAACGCTCAACTAAGAGTAGCCTATCAAGAATTAAAAGACGAACTAAAATACAAAGATGCCACGTTGTAAAAACTGCAAAGAGAAGTTCGAGCCTATTCGCTTCAATCAGAAGTACTGTCTAAACAAGATGTGCGTAGCCGCTTGGGTGCAGGAAGCTACCATAAATAACTGGCAAAAGAAGAAGAAGAAAATGCAAGCAGAGTTAGAGACGGTGCAAGACATCGTAAAGGCAGCTCAAATGGTATTCAACAAATACATTAGAGAGCGAGATAAAGACGAACTATGCATCTCCTGTAAGCAAACACCTAAAAAGGTAAACGCAGGTCACTTTTGGAACGCTAACAACCATTGGAACGTACGCTTTGACGAGGACAATGTCCACGTTCAATGCGAGAGGTGTAATAGCTTCTTATCAGGCAACTTGTTGGAATATCGAACAAACCTGCTAACTAAAATCGGAGCTGAAAGATTTAATCAACTTGAAGCAAGAGCGAGAGTAACACGAAAGTTTACAAAAGACGAACTCAAAGAATTGATAAAAAAATATAAAGAAAAGTACAACCAATTGAAATAATTGATATATTTGTATAAAAATAACACGCTATGAAAAATTTATTTAAAAGTTTGGCAGCATTTCAGCAGGAAGTGCCAGTAATTCACAAAGCCACACAAGGCTACGGGTATTCTTACGCAGATTTACCTAAGATTTTTGAGGTAATCAATCCTATCCTAAGAAAACACGGACTCGGATTTACCCAACAACTTACAAACCAAGAAGGTCAAAACTGCCTCAAGACGGTTATCTTCCACGAAAGCGGTGAGTTTATGGAGTCGGTTTGTATGATTCCTTACGTTCAGCTCAAGGGTATGAATGACTATCAAGGCTTTGGTTCAGGTGTAACGTACTACCGCAGATATGCTTTAAGCGCAGCACTTGGTTTAGTAACCGACAAAGACACGGATGCATCAGGTGAACAAGTTAAAACCGAGAAGAAACTGCCTGCAATTGACCAAAAGCGATTCAGCGCAGCAGTACAAGCCATCGCCAAAGGAGAATACACACGAGAGAAACTCGAAACATCCTTTGCATTAACTGAAGGTCAAATCGATATGCTTAACGCACTATGAAAGCTCTCAAGATTCGATGTTCTGCCATTGGTAAAATAATGGCAACACCACGCTCTAAAGGCGAACTACTAAGCCAAACGGCTAAAACTTACATACACGAACTTGTGTTAGAAGAGAAATACGGCATCAGAAAGGAGTTTTCAA